CTAGTGTTGTTTCAATCTTGTCAGACATTGGGGTCTCCTTAATGCTACGAATTGAGTGATTGCTCTAATTATTTATGATTACAGATTTTTCAGAAATTCTGAAAACGCGGAAATCTTTCTTTCTTCCAATTGACTTGCCGCAGCATTGTCAATTCTCTTTTTGATTTGGTCGATATGGGACTCAGAAACTGAACCATTTGCCCAAACCCATTCTTTTCCTTCCATGATTCCATTGACAAATGCCTCAGGAGCAGAAGGATCTGCTACGATATCAGCAGCAGTGGCGAGCATAAAGTCTTCGCCAACAATTTTGATACCATTTTCTTCTTTGATAGAACCCAGACCGCGTGAGGAAACACCCAGTTTGACGCCTTCATCTAGAAGTTGTTTTGCAATCTTACCCATAGGGGTTTCAAGCAAACGTGCCTTACCAATAAAATTGTTACCCTCTTTTCTCAAAGAAGTAATCAAATGTGATGCACGATCAAGGTTGATAGTAGGACCGTCAGGATGACCCAACTCACCGAGAGCACGACCAGTCTTTACGAAAGACTCGTTATACTTCTCAACCTCACGTTCCATGGTACGCATGGGATACATGCGACCATTACGATTGGTGATTTCGGCTTGAAGAAATACACCTTCAATACAGGTGCTACGCTTACCGTTCTTACCTTCGGTAATTACGATCTTAGCGTCTTCAATTTTCTCCGTTATCAGTTTCATCAGTTGGTTCCTCTTCGGTTTGATCGGGGGGTACAGCGTCTTCTGGTTGCTCAGTATTCTCAGGACCCTCTTCGGGCGCTGCGAACATTGCTGCGCCAACCTCTTGTTTCATAGCATCGAGTTTATCGAGAGCGAGTGTTTGCATCTGTGTGTTCACATAATCAGAAAGATCTTTCTGACCAGCAAACAATGCATTAACGATATCAAGAGAAGGTTGGGAAGGCATAATGTTAATTAATACTATTACTATTTAGATGTTTCCTTTTTCGTAATCTTTTGGATCTAATCCCTGCTCCTCTTCCTGTTCAGGTTCGGGTGGCATCAGAGACATTTCCATTTGCATTTTCTCCATCTGTTGCATCTCAGCAGGAGACACAATCAGACCAGCCTCAACCTCTTCCTGCATCTGCTTGTCGATTTCTTGGAACTCAGCATCAGATTGCCTGAGGATGTTGCGTCGTAGGTATTCCAGAGAGAAATACTTACCAGCATAAGGATCCATTTGTTGAAGAAGTGCGAGACGTTCTGTCATCACCTCCTTCTCTTTCATCTCAGCAAAGTAGTTATCAGCGATAAAACTATACTGGATGTGCTCTTTCATATCATCCCACTCATCAAGTGTGATGACACCTTTGAGAACAAGTTGAGTTCTCAGAAGATCACTAAACAAATCACTAAACTTTTTGCGAAGTCGTGTAACAAATTTCTGGAACTTAACTTCGTCTCTTGTGATCTCGGCACTACGACCGACATTGAAACTGCTTTCAGATTCTAAACGTGACTCAGGTACGTTGAGTGAGCGATACAGTTTCTTCTGGAAATACTTGACATCTTCCAACTCACCTAGGTTTTGTCCACCTGGCAGTGTGGTGATCTCAGTACCGCGTCCACCTTCACGTCTTGGCAACCAGAAATCTTCCAGCATAGACATGAACTTTTTGTCATCACGAATCTCACCAGTGTCAGCGTTATACACCAACTTGTTACGATAGCGAGACATCACTTCACGTAGGTATTGCTCTGCCTTTTGCTTAGGCAGATTACCAACATCAATATAAAAGATGCGACGTTCAGGTGCTCTGGACAAACGATAGATGACCAGAGAGTCCTCAATCATTCTAAGTTGATTGAGTGCCTTAATTGCTTTGTGAAGATGGGATAGCACGTAGTTGCGTTGCATATCCAACTGACCAGAGTGGCAGTATGTGATAGCATCTGGTGCAACTTTGATCCCGTTATTCTCATATCCTTTCAGACCTTTCGGTGAGTAGATATAATACTCAATCGATTTAGGAACAATCGATGTGATCTGTGGGTCAATGAGTTGTGCGCGATCCTTAGGTTTGTCAAATTCAACAACCTTTTTGATCTTGCGTGGATCGATATACCTTAACTCTGTGATACCAGCAGCAGGGTTCTTAGTATCAATCATCTTATGATAGAACAAGCGTCCATCGATATACCACCTACGGAAGATATCGTATGCTTTTCTATCAAAATCTAGAAGCACTAGAACATTAACGAACTCTTCTCGGATTCTATTTTTCAGAGTCTGAGAGACTTTCAAGTGTTGGAGGTCAATATCCACGGGGTGATCATTCAGATCCCCAGCAATCGCTTCGTTGACAACATCATTAATAGCAGCATCCGCTTCTGGATGCAAAGACATCTCACGATATCTACCGATCAAATCTGCTTCGCTTGCTTTGTTAGCAGCGTCACCCATCTCAACATATTGTCCGAAGTGCCCACCAGCAGAAATTGGTTGGGCAGCATCGTCTGATTCTTTACGAACAAAAGAAGGACCAGTTGCCTGACCCTTCTTACGATCTAACGAATAACCAAATAGTTGAGACATCAATTGAAAGTAATTACTTCAAATACTATTTAGCAGTTTCAACTATGTAGGTTCTAATCAGGACCGACCTCTACCCTTCTTGTTACGGTTACGGCGGTTGTTCCTACGGCGACCATGAGACATGTTAGAGTCATCAGTCTTCTCCCAGTATTGAACTTGGAATTCAACTGTATACTCCTCAGCGGTATCATTGCTATCCCATGCAAGATCAATTGCAGAGATGTTAGAAGGCCAAATACCTTCAAAACGATATGAACCGTTTGACTGTCCCTGTCTATCTAGGTGATCGACAGTTGCACTTGCCTGATAGTCGCGAATGGAATCAGCAGACTGGTAGTTATACTGATTCTGCTGCATGTATTCTGCCCATCTTTCCATGTGCTCGCGAAGCGCCATGGTCTCTTCGTTCATGATAGTAACAGTCCATGGTTCAAATGTTCTGTCACCAGCAATCTTCAATTGACGACCACGGAATGGCACTTCAACAACACCGATAGTGGATGCAGGCAAGTTTGCTGCTTTCACCAAGAATGTTGAACGCTCGGGCATTTCAGTGTTACCACTTCTGCGCTCTCCTCTACCTTTTTTGTTAGCACCACCACCACCACGGCTTGGGTTGCTGTCAAACAGAGGGAATTGAATAGTCACTTGGAACAGATTAGGTCTCGCAAGATCCTGAATGTTGTTCCTAAACTGCATCAGATTGGCATCTGACTGCACACCATTTCTGTTAGAGGGATTTCTCTTTCTATTGTTTCTTCTAATTGGACTTGACATTTTGGGGGTTTCTCCTGGGGAAGAATAATTAATTGAATGTCATTACGAAATGGGGAAAGGGGAGGTTATCCTCCCCACTTAATCAACCTACGATTTCAGCGAAGGATGCGCCAGTGCGAGTAGCAGTGAAGCGAAGTGTGATGAAGTTGATGGAGCGTGTGGGCTTCACGAAGATCTCAGCGAAGAACTCACCGCGATCAATAGCATCATCAGGGTTGTTGCTTGAATCACAAACAACTAGATAATCTTCAACACCACGACGTGATTGAACACCTCTGAGATAAGGATCAACAATGTCGTTGAAAGACTGACGAGTAAACTCATCGTTGATTTCAAACAGTTGATTCTTAGCAGCATCACTAATTGCTCTTTCGATTACCAGGAAGAGACGGCGAACGTTAATACGATCGAATGCAGATGCAGTTGCCATGCCAGTCTTGTCTCCGAAGAGTACAATGCCTTCGCCAGGGAAAGCAACAACTGGGTTGACTCGTGCAGCATAGAGTGAATCTCTCTCTTCTTTCAAAGGAGAGTATGCAAGTTTGACAGCGTTACGGATCTGACCTCTGGTGAAACCAGCAGGAGAGAACCATGGTTCTGCTTCAATAGCAGTGTCAAGAACGAGACCAGCAATGTCAGCATTCAAAGGAATGTAACGGTAGGCGTCGTTGTACTTGTCATAGATGTACTTGTAGTTGTTGTCAAAGACAACGTAGGAACTGGAAGACAGTTGGTCGAAGAACTCAACAGTCTTGCTAACAATCTCTCTGCTGCTAGCAACACCAATGATGGCATCGCGAGGAGCGGAAACGAATGCGAGACAGTCTTGGCGGATCTCAGCAATGTCGATCATCTTCTGTGCCTTGGCAACAGAGTCAACACCGTCGCTCATTGCAGGTCCCATGATCACATAATCAATTTCTTCGGTCTCAGGATCAGAGAACAGATCGTAAGAATCGAACAACTTGTCACGCTCAGCACTATAACCATCAGCACCACCGCGAAGTTGATACTTCAAGGTAGAAGTGTTCTTGGTGTTAACCAGAGGTTGTGCCAGCAGACTTGTGCCAGTAGGATCATCCAAAGAAAGGATGGAGTAGTCATTCTTGAACAAGTCATACTTCTTGTTCAACACGTTATCACCAATGTCACCCGTCAGTGAAGGATTAACGTCGAAGATACGTGAAGTTTCGTGGGAACCCCAGAAGATGTACTCGGACTGTGCCTTAATGACATCCTTGTAATACAGGGTAGAACCTTGGGGTGTCTTAGCATCTGCTGCTTTGGACACATCAGTGAACTTTTCAAGAATTGCACCAGGAGTACCAGTGATACCACCGTCGCCATCCAGAACCAAGATATGGAACATGTCGCGGAAACCACCACGCTCAGTTGCCCACACACTAGTACCAGGACGTGGTGCTAGGCTTGCCCACTTCTGATTGTTTCCATACACTCTGGAAATGTACTCACTTTCGGCAGAAAGGATAACAACATCGTCGCCATCGTTGATGACACCGTTGAGTGTGCTGGAATCTTTGATTGTGATGTTCTTGCTGAAAGCAGTTGCGCCTTCATCGTTAACAACAGTAAGACGACGCTGAACCAAAGTAGGCTTAGCGGTGTTACCAGTTGCAGAACCAGGTGAACCACCGTTATCGGCAAGTTCGGTAAGAACCATATCGACATCGATGTGACCAGAAGATGAAGAATCAACAGTCAGTTCGAGTGTGCGAGTCTTGGGTTCGTATGCAAGGATACGACCAGTGACGTTTCCGCTATCTGCTTGGAAGAAGTTATCTGCTTTGAACTTACCAACCAGGTCAGCGCCTGCTTTGAGTTCAAGAACCAAGGAGTAACTGAAAATCTGACCCTGCATCGTGGAAGCAGAGAAAGAGATTTTCTTACCAGGAAGCATCTGCCATTCAGCAGCAGAAGGACCAGGTTCGGCAAGATACAGAACTTGATCAGGACCAGCATCGGTCATTACGACGCGAAGGCTGTTACCATAAGTACCAGGAGTACGTGCAGCAAACTTCCAGTTGTTAGCAGCATACTCGGTGGTTGCTTCGTAAGTATCAATGTTATTGATCTTAGGAGGAGTAACACCAGTGCTGGTTTGCTCGTTAATTCTGGTCTGGTTGACGTTAACATTCAACAGGTTGACGGCAGTTGCATCAGTATGAGCAGTTGCAGTTGAACCAAGTTGTGCGCGAGTAACGGTAAGATCGTTACCAGCGATACCACTAACCTGCATGATCTCATCACCCACTTGGATGTATGAGTTTGTTACAGCGGTAAGTGCAGCGTTAGAAGTAACGGTAAGTACAGTAGCACTAGAAGCAAGCGTACCACCTTGGTTAAGGGGTGAAGTTGCAGCAGAGACAGTCTTGATCTGGGTGATTTGTGAACCACCAGCGTGTGACGTGTTAGCGGTAGCGTTCTGACCACGGAGAACTGACAGGTCGTTACCAGTAACAGCAGTGACTGACATAAGTTCTGCGTCAATCAGAAGCAAATCGCTGATGTCGAATCCAGTAGCGTTCTGGACAGACAATGTAACGTCAATTGCTGAGAAGATTGTCTGCGTAAAGATTGCAGTGTCAATCGCGTTCTTCAATGCAGAGTTGTCTGCACGGACTACCTTACAGGTACCGCCATACAGCATAAACTGTGCGACACTAAACCAATATTCGTAGTTTTGCTCGTTCGGCTCACCAAATACTTGAATGAGTTCTCTTTCGGAAGAAATTGTGACAATCTCTTCAACGGGTCCTTGGGAAAAAGTACCAACAATAGCGCCAACGTTATCGATCGTTGCGTTAATAGTGTTAGTAAGATCTCTTTCCTGAACCAATACACCTGGTGAAATCTGTGTGTTGGCCATCTTGCTTGGTTCTCCTGTGAAGTTCAATGGATGCTATTATTATTTAGAATAATGCACCTTTTCACTGGGGAACTCGGACGTGAACCTATTACCAGTCAGGGTATTCGTACTTTGTACTATCTGTAATCCTTGATTTAGATACTCTTTTTATAGTACACTCCTTACATTCATATGCATATGCACTAGGAATGTTACCTCTATCCTTTCGTGTCATATAAAAACCATCAAGAAGATCTTTCGTCTTGCCACATACTCTACAACGTCTTTGAGTTAGTAATAGATGTTCTAGTTCAAATTCATCTTCTAGGTTCATCTATAATCCCACATGTATGCCATGTCACCATACTCATCAACATGCCACCTATCACCTTTGTCGTCTACAAATGATTCTGGTTCAGTCCCATCATCAATGAATCCGAATGGTGCCATGTCTGCTTCGATTGCTTCCTTCTGCTCCATGTACATTCTATGACGCACATCATTGTCATGCAACTCTCGGAAATAGTCTGATGTTGCTAACCATGAGAACATCACCAAGCACATAGCGAGGTCGTCATTACATCCATCTTCTGCTTCCCACGCTTGACCTTTCTGAATGAAAGTAGTCAACTCAGCAATGACATCATAATCTGATAGTAATAGTTTATCATCCTCAATCAGTGCTTTGAGGTTAGAGCATCCTGTCTTCTTAACTGTGGTAGACATCTTGACACCCATCTGTGTCTTGTTCCCAGAGAATCCCTGACCAACTACCTGACCTGCTCTACCTCTCATGGCACACATCAGTAAGTTATCATACTCTAAATCAAACTGTAAAATGTCTGCTACCTGTCCACCAATATCATTGACCTCACAGAGCACGTAGGCGTGGTTGTATGCTGTCGCAACCTGATGTATGATGTTTGGGAACAATAAAGGTTTAATAGTATTATTTCTATACTTACCTACCATCTTATATGGTATTGTGGTAGTGTCGATGATTGTAAATGCTGAGTAATCTTTACTTACTCCACGC